GACTTTGCCAAATACTGGTGGTATTTCATCTTGTCCACCCCAAACAGAAATTGATTCTGCGGGTCCATATACTTTTTTAATGTAGCTCTCATAATCTTGTGTAGTCACCAAACGATTTTGTGTAGTATATTGTAGTGTTGAATTTAACTTGATACTTTCGACAGCCTCTTTGTCCGAACCACCACCAGCTGAAGAAATTGTTGTAATATTATATTGAGAATATGGCGGCACATTTGAAAGTGCGGTAAAGTTACTTGATTTATTTGATGCTGCTCCATCAGTAACCAAATAACTCAAAGTTACTATGTTACCATCGGACAATTTTTTACTAACATAATCATCACCAAAATAAACTTCATATCTTCCGTTTTGACTTTCTTGTAGGAAATAAACTTTTGAATTTGAGACTACATCCAATACATCTGTGGCTAAAGTATAAGTTTCTGAAAATAAATTTCCTGATGACACTTGAACCGTAACTTTAAGTGTTGTGGTATCTACTTTCGTTTCTCGTATTGGAAAAATTGCTTTTGGATTGGTTGTAGAATTGTAGGTGTATTGATACGAAACCAAATCGCCCTGATAGATTTCTAAATTTTTAAAGATAAAATCAGAACCAACTTTATCTACAGAAACATCAGAAAGTATAGTAAAATTGTAAACTTCATTGTCCGTAATGTTTGTTCTGAAATTAAAACCTCTAGGTAAAGTCAATGTGCCTGCCGTATTAGAACCAGAGGGGACAGTTACATCTACAACCGCTTTTGGAGCTGTTGCCGATCTAGGCGTGTAACCTAGTGTTTTAGCATGAGATACAACTGAGCTGCGTTGAATCGCAGTATCCATGAATGCTTCATTAGCAACCATGTTCAAATAGTAAGCATTGTAGTGTGTGTTGTATGCTAAAATATCTAAAAGAATATTCAACCCCGATGCTTCAAAATCGTAGTCGGTAAACTCCGATTGGTCACGCAAATAATTTTTTAAATTATTTTTAATTGTATCAAAGTCTAAGTCCGTGACTGTTAAACGATTCGTTGCCATTTTATCGTGTTCTCTCTAATAAAAAGCTTACTGAAACTGCCTCTGTTTGATTAATGATGGAAAATTGCAAATCAACTCTAAAACCATTGGCATCAATATCTGGAAAAACAGAAATGCCAAGAATGCTAACTCTTGGTTCAAAATTTTTAATTGTTTCTTGAATCTCATTCTCTAAAGCATTAGCAGTAATAATGTCTATGGTTTCAAACAAAAGTTTACGAACATTTGATCCATAGTCTGGATTAAATGGTTTTTCGTAATGATTTGTTAGAATTAAATTTTTTATAGAATAAATTACAGCCACTTGATCTAGATTTTTACTGACATCTTTTTTAAGAGGATGTTTGGTAAATCTTAAATCCAAGTCTTTGAATTGACGGGAGACATTTGTTTCTATTGTAGCCATCGTCTATTTATGCCGATTTAAGTGGTGATAACTTTGGTCAATGTTCTTCTGTGATTTGTTCCATTAAATGTAATCGTATAGGTGTAAGAACCAATGTTTGTGATTGTCGTATTGGCAACCAGAGCGTATCCATTCGACAAAATAGCACCAGTTCCAGAAATGTTTGGTCCAGAGTATGTGAACGAGGTATTTGGTTTGCCACCAAACACACGAATATCAAATGGAGAGTTGGATACAATAATATCTGGATTGCTGTTGATGATTTCATTGTAAAGACCTGAGTCATCAACAAAGGCAGTATCAACTGTAATTGTAATTTCTCTCTGTTGACCATCTTCTGTAGTCACCAAGAATGTCGATGCATTCGGCACCAAAACTAAAGGTTTAACATTGGCATACCACAAAACAGAACCATTCGTATTGATGACATTTGGCGTATTCGCTTGATAGAACTGAACATTCAAATGCGTATTGCCGTTTGTTGTCAATGAATTTGTGGTTTCAACGACACTAACGATATTCACAACATTTGGACTCAAGTTTCTAAATGTCCATTTTTCTACGCCAGTTGCAGCAGGATCAACGATTGCATACGGACCATTAAACTGATTAATCACAAGTCTATTTGTAGAATTACCCACAGCTTGAGTGATAGAAGATGGAAGAAGAATGCCGTTTGTAGAGGTATTACTGTAACCCTTGACACGAATACCAATGCCTGGATTGATTGTAATCAATCCATAGTCTACAGTATTGGCTTCTGTTAAACTTCTGAAACGAACAGAAACATTGAAAGATTCGCCGTTAGTCAATGAATTAATTGGGTCGCTAAGAACAGCGATCAAGTTAGCATTCGAACCACCCAAAGATGCTACATTGATTGTCGGTGTGTTAGCAAACGCACCCTTTGAAATCAAGTTAGCGGTTCGAATAGCACCGGAAGTGGCGTTAACCTTAATTTGAATTGTAGCATTAACATCTGCGCCGGTGCCAGAAACATTAATAGTGCCGTTGGAATAACCAGTTCCAGTATTTGCAACCGTGATAGTTTGAATGCCTCGGCGTCTTGCCGAATCTTCCACATCTACTTCCACTTCAGCTCGGCCAAAATTAGTGATTGTTGCTGTGTTTGAATAGTAGTAAACATTATCAGTAATATTTGTGATTTGAATAATTCTTGTGTTAGACCAAACACCATTCAAAGTTCTGAAAATGATTGCACCAGTATTTACATTGAGGCGACTACTTTCAACATTGACTGTAAGAACATTTGCATTGTATTTTTCAATGTATGCATCAAGTGTCAATTCAGGCGGCGTAACAACCACAACATTTGGTTTTGGAGGTTGTCCTTGATTAAACATTTCTTCGGTAATAATTTGATTTGAGTCTGGCGCCTCTTCAATGAGTCTTTCCAATTCAGCATCACTCGAAATTACTTCGCCAGTTGTTTTATTATAAACTGTCATAAAACCCAACGGCGAGTAAATAATTTGTGCTTCAAATTCAGGAGGAACATCTGCTATGTTAGCACTTTCATTTAACTTTTCTGTGCCAATATAATTATTTGTTAACACATTTCGAACATAACCAGCTTTATTTTGTTTGTTGAATCCTTCAAACTCTTTTAACACAGCTTTTGCATTTGTGTAGAAATTCTCATCATGCACTCTTCTATTTCTATTGTGTGACCTTGAATCTCTTAAAGTATTAACAAGTGTTGTGACTAGATTGCTGGACAAATTAGATACATAAGTTGTAATTACTTCTTCACCAGTTATTGCAATTTCTTGTCTGATACTGTTAGCAATTAAATTGGGATAAGGAACAAGAGTAGTGTTGTAAGCATTAATTTCACTAACAGTAAACAAACTTGTCATTGAGCCTATAATTGGCGCAGTATTCATAATGCCATCAGTCTGATTACAAATAAACAATAAAACTCTACCAAGACTTTCTACCTGGTCCAGATGTGGCAATTCTGTGGTGTTTTCTGGTTCTACCATTGGTTCCACAACACCAGATAAACGATCCGTATGGTCTTTATATTTCTCACCCTCATCTAATGTATAGTCTAACTCATCAGCAATTTCTCTTCCTGTAATGTTATTAGCATTCTCAAATGTTACATAAGTTTTTATTGTTGTTGTTGTTCCACTTTCGTGATCAATAGTTGTCACGGTGCTAACAACAACCTTAGATAAAATTTCTCTGATCGTGGAATTAAATGAGTCTATTGAACCAGCCATTGGATTTTTATAGTAACCACCAACATTGTCATTACGCATATCTTCAGCTTGCCAATCTTTCATCAATCTAGGCATAGCATTCAGTTGTGTTTTGACATCTTCAGGCAACTCTAGTATGGTATCATCAGCTGGGTCATAATCAAAACCTAAACGAGCAAAAACACTTGCGTTAGGTGAACTATTTGGAAACTTGCCATTTTTATTTCCATAATTATATTTGTCTGACATAGATGCAGACAAACTTTTTGGAACATTTCCTGAAATGCTCATTGTGCCGCCATTTAACTTGCGGTCAGTAATAACATCTTTTTGAAAACCAACTGGTGGGAGCATGATATTTCCTGTTTATAACATTGGAACTAGTGGTGGAGAAGTTGGTCCCTTGGGCGCAATATGATTATGAATACCATATAAAGTGGTGTTGATCGTATCTGTCATCCAAGTAGAAGTCATAATTGTAAAAGAACCCAACAAAGGAGAGGTGACCATGATAGTGCCGTTTATAATACCAATACAGTTTATGGTTCCAGGAACCGCCAGTGGTATTCCAATTGAAAGCCCTCCAAGAACTGAAACGAATCCTAATGGCCCAGCGCTGACACCTGTAGCCGCATCTACACGACCATTTGATGTTATCATATCACCAATAATTTCTCCACGAACTCGCAAATCTCCATTGAGTGTTAAACTAGATGCAGACCCAATCACAACTCTTCCTAAACCTAATGTTGAACCACCACCAAGTTGAACAACATCATCAGACATCAGGCTAACTTTTTTAGGACTGTATGCGGTGAAATCACCATTTACTGTTAGTTTGTAGTCACCATCAATTTTTTCAAACTTATTTCCTTTAACATGAACAATAGAATCGCCCTCAATTGTCACATTGCAAATGCCATTAATTTTAACTAATTTTTTTCCGCCGGTTACTTCATATCCATTCTTTACACTTTTAACAACAAAGTCACCATCTGGATGCATCTCCATGTATGATTTGGTTCGGTGTGCAACACGAATTCTTTCTCTGCCTGGCGTATCATCAATTTCTATCGTATGGCCAGATTCCGTTTGAAATGTTTTGTTATAAGGATATTGCGGTCTTTCGTCTACATTACTTGCGGATTCAGGTAATGTCCAGCCGCCATCCGGTGATTCTGGTATTGCCATTATGCTCCATTCCCAACAGTATTTGCTGACGGCGTATTTCTATTAAACATTTTTGAGGCCGCAGTTGTGACTCCATTAATCACACCATTAACCGATCCATTAATATTTGATAAAGCCTCTGGACTAGATGGTGTTAGTAATGTTTCAGTTATTTTACCTGGCAATTTTGATATTGTGTTTACCTCTGTTTTTAAATCACCAACAGCAGTTTTAACATCTTTTACAGCGGCTCTCAGTTCTTTAAGGTCTAAACCAAAACTTGATGAAAATCCATCAGGTTTCACGAAAATATTAGTAAAACCATCTCTTAATTGTTTTTCAAGTTTTTTCAAACAATCTTGCAATAACTTTTTAAATCTTTCTGGCAGTTTATTGATATAGTCGATTACAAGACGAATTAAAGTAGCCAATTGAATTAATATTTGCAATTGTTCTGTCACTTCTTTAATCATATCAGTTATGTATTTAATAAATTCTAGAATTTTTTTGGCAAACTGTATAGCCTGAGCAATAACACCTGAGGGTTCAAATCCTAAAGCCTTTAGAATAGCGAGAATCGCTAGTCTAATTTTTTCAACAACAGGACCAAATTGATTTTTCACCCAACTTACAGCCTTACTCACTTCTTTTGAAATGTCGCAAATGTGGTCAATCTCTTCGTTAGCAGTATCAACAATTGTTTTAACGGCGGATGTTGCAGCGGCAACACCACCTGTTACGGTTGAAACTACTTGGCGTATCTCAACAGGTGTTATTGGTTGTCCAGCTTCACGACCAGTAAAGGGTGTTTTTGGCACACCGCCGCCCTTTTTATTTACAATTTCTTGATAGAGTGTTCTCGACTGTTGACTTTCAATACCTGGAAAAACACCCATGACAACTGGAATTTGTGCGGCTTCACCATCTTGGAAAAATCCAAAAACCCAATCAGCAATTCTTGGCGGAGTAAAACTGTTTGACCCTGTAGCAGGCAACATCAATTGA